TTTCAATCTCCTCGGGGTTGCCCTCCACCGTGCTCAGCACGGTGTCGTCGTTGATGAGCGCGTACAGGTTGCCCCGCACCATGAAGCGCGTGCCGCTGTAGGGGCGGATCACGATGGTGTCCCCTTCCTTGCACCATGGCCCGCCCGGGAAGCGGTTCTTGTCCTTGTAGGCTTCCGGCCCCAGTTCGACGACCCTGCCGAACACCTGCGCCTGCCACTCCCGCTCGCGCGCCTCGGCCGGCATCTCCAATTTGGAGTCCTGCTTCTCCGGGTTGGCGAGGCGCACCAGAATGCGGTAGCCGGCCGGGCGCATCACACTTCGGATGCTGTCCGCCTCCGCCACCGGCGCCGCAAGCGTGGCTAGTTCTCCCATACGTCATCCTGGTCCCCGTCGTTCTCCGTGTGGAAACGCTCGCGGACCTCGGCTAAATCCCTAATAGCGTCACGTATACCACGAATCTGACCGCAAAGGTATGCGAATTGCTCCAAGGTGCGCCCCTCGCACTTTTCCTGCTCCAGGTGTAAACCTGCGACACGCTCCTCAAGGCCTTTCTTGTAGGCATACTCCCAGCCGCGCGAACCTGTGAGTTGCTTCATTGCATGCCGCCCGAGAAGACATAGTAGCCCTTACGGGTAAAGAACCAGCGGCCGTTAATCTTCGAAGCTCCCAGCTTCCACAGCCAGATCTCCCAGAATCCCCGCCTGGGATACCAGACACAGCACACCCGGCGTGCACGGAAGCCGATCCGTTCGCCGTTGAAGCTGGCGCAAAAAGGAAGAAATACTCTCATGGCAGCCGCAAGGTTAAGGGGCGCCCGCCCTTGGCCATGGGCTTAGCCTGCTTGTCATTCCCGTAAGCATCCTGGCGGATCTGCTTGCGCAGCGCATCCAGGCGGCGCGCGCCGGCCTCGGTCGAGCCGTCGCCGAGGGCGGCCACCGTCGGCGCGTCGATCACGTACTCACCGTCGGACAGCAGCACCGGATGGCCGGACGGCGTCACGCCCTCGATCTCGTCCGACTGCCCGGTACCCTTGCCCCGCAGCAGGCCGCCGCCTGCGCCCGCCACTTCGCCGGCCGCCTGGGCAGTCTGATCCTCCTGGCCATCACCAGGACCGCCCTCCTGGTCGACCTCGTCCTCTTCGCCGCCCTGCCGGTCCTGGTGCTTCTCTTCCAGCAGCTGCTGCAGATCCGCCAGGGCGCGCGGGCCGAAAGTATCGATGAAATCCTTCAGAGCGCTCTCGGGATCGGGACTCTGCCCGTCGAGCGCCGCCAGGGCTTCGAGCACCACCTCGCGCTCCTGCTGCTCGCCGGGGGACAGCTCGTCGTCGGGAGATCCCAGCTCCTCGACGTCCGGTGCGGCGCCGCCATGCTGGTAGACGAATTGAGCCGAAGGAGGCCGCTGCAACAGCAAGCTGGTCGAGGGGATCGACGACATCATCTTCATGAACTGACGAAAACGGGGATCGGGGTTATAAGTGTTAGGCGTCTCGGCGGCAATCAGCTGGCCCACAGGGTTGCCCTCCAGACCGCCCGACCCCGTGCCGAGCGTCATGCCGCCGCCGCCCTGGAAATGCATGGCCCCGCCGATCAGATGCCGCAGGTGCGGCATGGTCTTATGCAGCGACCCCAGGCCCATCGAGGAGCGCATCGAGCGCACCCCCGGGTCGCGGAATTGGCGCTGCGCAAAATCGGGCGACATCTTGCGCTCCATGGAACGGATGGGATTGGTGTAACCGAAATTCATAAGATCTCCTCCGATTAAGGTGCCAGGTCCTGCGGCGTCACGATGGTGAAATAGCTCTTGCCGCTGGGAGCACCGTTAATCCAGACGGCGCTCAGGCTCGAATTCATCCCGGTCGAAGAGTTGCCGCTGCCCCCGGTCTTGTAAGCAGTCATCTGGATGACTTGACCGGCCGATACGGTTACGAGCGCCTGATTGCTGATGGTGAAGCGCCCGTTATTGTTGCCCGTATCGCATACCGCCAGATGCGACGAATCAGTGACTCCGCCATAGAGAAGGTTATTCTGCTCGTTGGCGCCCACGAAATCGTAAGCACAGATGAGCAGCCAGGTGCCGTTGCGAGTCAGCGTGGCCGTGCAGCCCGGAATGGTCTGGGCGGCAGTCGTCAAAGTGATCGTTCCGGTGGCCCAGGCCTGGATCGCCACCGTACTGTCAACCGTCGCCGCGTTGGGCGCGCCCAGATACAGCGTGCCGGTTTCGAGCGTGGTAGTGTCCGGCACATCCGTCGAGGGGACGTACACCGGATCCGTACAGATAAAGCGCGCCGCCGTCACTTCGGCCGGCGCGGTGGCCTGCACCATGAAATCGTTCACTGCATCGGCCAGCTGCGCGATGTAGTCCTGGTCGTAGGCCGGCGGGGCCTTGGGCAGCAGTTGCCGGATCTGGCGGCCGCGCGCACGTCCCGAGATGGCCATCATCGCCTCCCGTCCGGCTGCAGGTCGGCACGGATGGTGCCCAGACGCCAGCCGGTCCCGAGCGAACTGGATTGGATGCGGAAACTGATCTGCCGCTCACGGCAGCGGATCTGCTGCAACCCCGTGTAGGGCGTGACCTCAATCTGCGTCAGGGTCTCCTTGGGTTTGAGCGGCGCCGGCCGGCCGTAGATGGTAACCCCCACTGACTGCTGGCCGGTGCCGCGGAACATCACGTCGGGAATGAAGCGGCTCAGAAAGAGATAGTGGTCGCCGCCTCCCGCATCCATGTCCGCTGAATCGATAAAAGCCGCCATGGGCTGGCCGTTGGCATCCGTGCCGTACTCGTGGTAATAAATCAGGCTATTGACGCGGTCCGTGGCCACCGGGTACGAGCTGCGGCCCATGTCCAGCCAGGCGGTACGCTCCAGCATCCCCATGGACCACACCTGCTCGGCGTAGTTGTACGTCACATAGCGGTCATTCTCCATGGACGACGCGGAAGGATAAAACCAGAAGACTTCGCTGAAGGCGTGATTGTGACCGGCGCACACCTTGTAGGACTGCAGGAAATTGAAGTTGGAGAAAATGTAATCCTTCACGGTGCAGGGCAGCTCCTGCACCTGACCGGTGAACGAGTAGAAGATGCCGCGGTCCATCCACAAGACCGCACCCAGGCTGCCGATATTGACCGCCGCGTTAGGACCCACGATCGAGAGACCCTCGGCGATCTCCTGGAACCCGAACACATACGGAAGCCCGATGTAAGTCATGGACCATAAGCCCAGATCAGTCCAGATCAGAATAGCGGCCGTGGTGCGGATGCCGGTGATGATGTAGGATCCCGCACCGAGTCTCTGGCCGCCCGCCGAGTTGGTGCGCAAGGGTGTCCAGGTATAGGCGTCTTCCTGATTGGACCAGCGCACCAGCAGCAGATCCGTGGTGGTCGACCCGACATCCGGGCAGCCCATGGCAATCAGGTGGCGGTCGTTGGGACTGACTAAAATCTGACTAGCCTGCGAGGGTACGTCCGCCGGCGTAAAGACCGTCCCTCCCACTGTCACTTTCTGGTTCAGATTAATGGCCGGCACGCTGAAGCCTGAACCGTGGTGCCAGTAATAAATCGGTCCGCCACGGATATTGGCGACCAGGTCCTCGCCGAAATTGTCGAGGTCCCACAGGCGCAGCTGATTCACGGTGGCGTCAATAGGATTCAGCTGAGTGGGATCGAACGGCTGGCCCCAGCCCACATTGATGGCCGGATTGGCGGCCATCTGGCCGCCCCAGGGCGGAATGCCCCAGCCCTGGCCGATGACTGAATCGGGCAGGCCCGGCGAGATCAGCACATTGACCGTGACGGACGTGCCGCCGCCGGCTACTCCGCCATTGACGTTGGGCACCGGCATAGTAATGGTCAGCAGATTGCCGCTGATGGCCTGGACGACGAACTGCTGATTCAGTTGAGCCGTCGTGTAGACATCGACCGGCCCCACCGCTCCCGAGACGGCAATGTAGTCGCCCACAGCTGCACCGCTCGACGGGACGTTGATGGTCATCGAAGTGGTGCCTGCCGCGCCCGTGGTGAAGGGATTGGTCAGGGGACCGATAGGCTTCACATTGCCGGTGCTCGTGTCCATATTTTTGACCGGCGTGATGTCGTAGTAACCCTCGCTCCAGAGAATGTAGAGATGGCTCGACGTGCCGAGCGCGACATAGCGGTCATTCTCCAGATCCGACCACTGCCAAAGCTGGCGGCAGACTCCCACAAACGGCGTGCTGGTGATGGCCAGCCAGCCGCCGATTTTTTCAGGCTGCCCGTGCCGGAAGCGCACCTTGTCACTCATGTACCAACCACCAGACGCCGTATAGTTCGTCGTTTCTCTAACGATCCCAGGTGTAAAGGTTAACTTCGTTAAAGCCATCTGTTTTGTGATATAAACGAGTGTAGGTTACCGAGCCACCGGTAACCTGCACTCTAAGCACGGCAATCTGCCAAGGAAATCACCATGCCTGCGAAACAGCCTAGCGCACTGAAGCGCGAACGCGACCGCCTCTACTACCAAAAGCATCGCGACAAGATTAAAAAACGAATAGCTGAATACCGCCACCAACATCCCGAAGTAAACCGCCGCCACTATCAAAAGCATCGCGAAGAGATCTTGAAGCAACATAAGCATTATCGCGAAGCCCATAAAGCCGAAACGGCTGCATACTACCTTGAATGGAGTAAAGCAAATCTCAATCGCTCTCGTCTGATCAAGCAATGCGGAGGCGGACATAGACGCGCCCGCAAATACAGCGCAAAGGGAAGCATCCCCGTTGCCCATGTCAGGGAATTGCTGCAGAGACAAGAAGAGAAATGTGCAATCTGCCAAAAGCCTTTCCCCCCAGAAGAAGCCCTGCAGCGTTTTCATATCGATCACATCATGCCTTTCGTCAAAGGCGGTTCAAACTGCCCAACCAACATTCAACTCCTTTGCCCCCCATGCAATCGAAAGAAAGGGTCTACTTAGGCCCACTTCCATTCTGCTCCAGCTGGTCAAGCAGCGGCTCCAGCCACAGCCGGTCGACGGAGGCCAGAAAGCCTGGCTGCCACTCCTTGAGCGCGCGGGTAATCTTGCTGAGTTCGTCTGAACTGAATTCGTATTCCTTATGCGGCAGGCTCCTCAGCGGATCCCAGCCCACCTGCTGCATGCCGTTCACCTGCTGCACGCGGAAGCCGATGGCCTCGCGTTCCTCTTCCGACAGCTC